ATAACAACAGAATATTGATATGAAAATATGCAGAGTTATCTTTTCCACAAACAGACCTGAATTTTTAATACCAACTTTAGAATCACATCAAAAATATATTGACTTTGGTGACCATGAAGTCTATGGTATATTCATAGACGATTATCCAAAAGATAGAGATGATAAACTTATTGTAGAGTTAGCCAAAAAATATGGATTCAATGAAGCTGTCTTACATCCAGAAAATCTTGGACTAACTCCAACTTGGACCGAGTTGTGGAATTATCTAGCTACGCAAGACTATGACTACATCTGGCACCATGAGGATGATGTAGTCTTTGGTGCACCAATCAAAATACAAACTCTGATAGATTTTCTGGAAGAAAACAAAGAGTTTTGTCAAGTCAATCTAAAGCGAAATCCATGGTACGCTTTTGAATTGAACAAACCAGCAATCACATGGGAAGACAAATTCTTTAGAGAGTACCGATATGATGTTAGGGATGACTATTTCTGGACAATGGCATCATTGTATCCAGCTTGGGTAACAAAAGAGCCAGTAAAAGAAGTTGAAGGTTGCAATTTGGCTGAATATCCAGTAATGAAATACTTCAAAGAGCAACATAAGATGAAGATGGCCATTCTTAAAAATCAAGACGGAAGCAATCTTGTGGAACACATTGGAGTATATTCCCAAGGCAAAAGAGTGCTTGAGGGTGAGCCAGGATGGGAAGGTTTTAAGTGGTTTGATCCTAATAAAAAATATGATTCCAAGACTGGTGCCTTAATAGTATAAATAGATAATAAAACTATTGGGAACTATAAATGGCTAAACCCACAACTAGAGCGACATTCAAAGACTACTGCCTACGCAGATTAGGTCATCCAGTAATCCAAATCAATGTGGATGATGACCAAGTTGAAGACAGAATTGATGATGCATTACAATTCTTTGAAGACTATCATTTTGATGGTTGCGAACAAATGTATATGAAACATCAAATCACTCAAGATGATATTGACCGCAGATGGATTTATTGCCCAGATCCAGTAATTTTTGTTACTGGAATCATACCATTTGACCAGTCATCTTCTTCAGTCAATATGTTTGACTTGCGTTACCAATTGCGTTTGCATGATTTGTATGACTTTACCTCAGTGTCTTATGTGTCATATGAGATTACCATGCAACACATTCGCACATTGAATCTATTGTTCTCTGGTACGCCACTATTCAGATTCAATCGTAAACAAAATAAGATTTTCTTAGATATTGATTGGTCTAGAGACTTACAGGTTGGTCAGTATGTTGTTGTAGAATGCTATCGTGCAATGCGCCCAGATACAGTTACTTTGACTGGTACAATAACCGGCACAACAAGCAACAATACTTTGACTGGAACAGGAACAATATTTGACCAAGAAGTTATTGAAAACGACTTCATCACACTATCTAGTGGTCAAGAAGTTCAAATCCGGACAATCAATTCTCCAACAAGTATTACTATTGCAAGTAGTTTAACAACAAACATTACTGCTAACACAGCAACAAAAGCTGGTGTTTCGGATGTTTGGAATGATAAGTTTTTGAAGAACTACGCTACAGCTAAAATTAAATATCAATGGGGCACAAATCTTTCTAAGTTTGCTGGCATTCAAATGCCTGGTGGTGTAACACTAGATGGTCCAAGAATCATGCAAGAAGCACAAGTGGAGTTGGACAAACTAGAAGAAGAAATGTATACCATTAGCAGTATGCCTAGCGAAATCTTTATGGGCTAAACATGCCAACGAACTTCTACTTTAATAATTTTCCATTGCACCAAATAACCAGTGAGCAATTGCTGGTAGAAGATTTGGTGATTGAAGCTATGCAAATTCATGGCATGGATGTTTATTATCTTCCACAAACGACAAGAGACCAAGTAGATATGCTCTATGGTGAAGATACATTAAAAGAATTTCGTAGTGCTTACGGAATTGAAATGTATTTGGAAAATGTTAGTGGAATGGATGGCGAAGGCGATTTCATCTCCAAATTTGGCTTAGAGATTAGAGATGAAGTAACTTTACTAATGTCACGCAGAAGATTTGCATCTTTAGGCACATCTTTAATTAGACCAAGAGAAGGCGATTTAGTTTATATTCCTCTATTGCAAAATTTCTTTGAGATATCGTTTGTAGAACATGAAAACAATCAAGCAATGTTCTACACATTGGGTCGTGGTCGTGGCGGCAATGTTTATGTGTATGCATTGAAGTTGAAACAGTTCGTCTTTAGTGAAGAAATTATCTCCACTGGCGTTGATGAAATTGATGACCAGATATTTGATAGCTACAAACGTGCATCATTGCCTATTGCGAATACAACAGTATTTCCTGCAGGAACTGGCTCTTTTGTTCCTGGCGAAATCATATATCAAGGTTCTTCATTAGCGACAGCAAATGCACAAGCTATTGTTTATTCTTATGTTGCACATTCATCTGTTAACATCATTCGTGTAAAAGGTTCTTTTGTTACAGGTAATGTTCGCGGTAATACAAGCAATGCATTGAGAAGTGCTATAACATACAATGATGATACACAAGTTGGCAATAGTATATTTGAAGATATCGCAGACAATGTTAGAATAGAAACTGAAGCTGATGGAATATTAGACTTCACGGAAAATAATCCTTTTGGTGAAGCCTGATGTTAAATAATTCACATTTTTATAATAGAACAATTCGTAAAGTAGTAGTTTCTTTTGGCACACTATTCAATGACTTGTTATTGGTAAGATACAATAAAGCTGGAACAATTGAGCATGAGAGAATGCGTGTTCCTCTTTCTTATGGCGCAAAAGAAAAATACATCACACGACTAGCATCTGATCCAACATTAACAAAATCTATTGCAACATCTGTGCCAAGAATTTCTTTTGATTTGGTTGGATTAGAATACGATTCATCCAGAAAATTTAATACTATAAACAGAAACTTCTCAACGAATGCTACGACTGGTGCAGTATCTGGGCAGTATGCGCCAATACCATACAACTTTGAATTTGAGTTGGCTATCTATGTTAGAAACACGGAAGATGGTACACAAATTCTTGAGCAGATATTACCATACTTCACGCCAGACTTTACTGTGACTGTAGATTTAATACCAGCATTAGGTAGAAAATATGATATGCCAGTCATTCTTAATTCTGTGACGCCACAAACAGAGTATGAAGGTGATATGTCTACGACTAGACTTATCATTTGGAACTTATCTTTTACTGTAAAAGGATATATCTTCCCACCAGTAAGCACAGTTGGTTTAATTGAACAAGCAAATACAAATATCTACACAGATTCAAGAAGCACCCTATCACAAAAAGTATACGTTGATTATGCTAATGGTTCTGGTGTTTTAGTTACGGGTGAAGTTGTTAGAAGTTCATCCAAAAACAAAACAGGAACTGTTGTATACTTTGCAAATAATAGCGGTGGCACATTAGTGGTGTCAGACTTAAATGATTTGCTTGAAGAAGATGATGTGATTGTTGGTGATTATTCTAATGCTACATATACAATAAATACCGTAGATTTGAATCCATTAAAAACAGTTGCAATTATAACTGTACCAGATCCAGTATCAGCAAACTCGGATGAAGATTTTGGATTCACAGAAACGATTACAGAATTTCCAAGTACTTTGACTTAAAATAGGAAGTCTAAATGGCAAAAAAGCTATCTCAATTAACCGCTATCTCTAATGTTGGAAATATACCAGCAAATATTATATTTGGAATTTCCAACACAGCAAGCGGAACATCAAACACTATATCACTGTTATCATTAACAACACATCTTGATTCAACATTTGCTACTGACATTGCTTCATTGGCAAACGTAGGCGCAGGACTTATTACGGTAACATCAGCCTACCAAGCAAATACTGGTGCGGCCGCTTTAGCTGGACAAGCCAACGTTGGGGCTGCTAGAATTGTTGATGTGGCATTAGGTCAAGCTAACGTTGGTGCTGGTATCATTACTGTAACTTCCGCATATCAGGCAAATACTGGTGCGGCCGCTTTAGCTGGACAAGCCAACGTAGGTGCTGGTTTAATTGCGACAGCAAATGCATCACAAGCTAACGTAGGCGCAGGTAGAATTGCGGATGTTGCTTCTGGTCAAGCTAACGTAGGTGCCGCTGTCATATCAATAACAACAGCATATCAAGCAAACGTTGGAGTTGCTATTGCCTCTGGTCAAGCAAATGTAGGATCAAGTTTAATTCCATTAACAAATAATATTAACAATGCATTCAATCAAGCTAACAATGCATACACAGCCGCTAATACTGCATTGAATATATCACAAAATATTCAAATACAAGACTACACATTGCAGTTGACGGATCGTGGAAAACATATCTATAGTACCAATACACAAGTTCAAACAATTACAATTCCAAACGCTGGCGTTGTTGCATGGCCTACTGGCACAGTAATTGATATTGTTCTTGATGGCACTGGAAGAATTAATGTTGCTACATCAACTTCTGTTAATCTTTATGTTGCTAACACATCTACATTAAAAGCGTATGCAAATGTGTATCCTCGCGGCTGGGCTACACTATTGTATGTTAGTGGAAACACTTGGTATATCAAAGGGCAAGGTGTAGATTGAAAACTAATGAAAATCTATCCAACATCTTTGGAGTTCA